TCATTTTTGTTTTTTGAGTTTATTGATTACTTTTTCCATCTGTCCGTATAACTGCGGCTCACTTAAAAGACCTGTTCCTGTGGTTTCTATCTCAAATATCTCAACGTATTCTACGTCTCCGAGTTTTACTTGTCCTTCCTTAGTGTTAAGAGAAACGGTGCTGGTGTCCACAATGTTGTTGATGATATTACCAATCTGGGTCTCGTAGTCTTCCTTCGTTTCCGGACTCTTTGCAAATTTAAGCAAAATATCTATAGTAATAGCATCATTGTTGATAATATCATCTATATCTTTCACATCATTAAACAGTTCAGAACTTAGAAGTTGTTTTTTTATGTTTCGGAATTTTTTGATAATAGTGCTTTCCTGATCATTTACCTTCTTTTGTGGTCGTGGAGCTTGAAACTGAATCCCCTTTACCTTATTATAATTTAGAATCTCCTGTTTCTTAATAATAGGTAATATACAATATGGCTCATCTGCTATTTCATTCTGCAGTAGCCAATTAAGGTATGTTTGAAATGATGTAATCTTTTGAGAGCCTCTAAGGTTCGTTACAAGATAATCTTCAGAGATAGCAAAGTAGTATAGGTATTTTACGAGTAAGTTCTTACCGTTTGCCATCTGTAAATCTGCAATAACAATATTTGGCTTGTTGAGCATATCATCCGTCATGTTTGGAGTGTTTTCTGCAATGGTTGTACGCACTACCGCTCCTATAAGCACACCATTAGGAGTAGTGTGAAAATGTGCAATGTAGTCGGTCTCTTCCAGGGGATCTCCCTCGTTGATTAACATGCCACGGTCTTTTATAAGAGTGTTTTGCAGTTTTTCAGCAAGCTTTTGCTGCGCATCACTATGGCTACGTTTAATGTCAGGATTATCAAATTTAAAGGCTCTGAGTTTAACGGTTTTTGTCATTTTTAAGGTGTTTTATTGTTGTTTATATTGTTCTTAATATCGGTTACTATAGATAAGAATAAGCTGGTTTGGTAAGCTCAGTAAGAGAAAATACAACAATGCTTTTGCTTCTTTTGTGTATTATTCAACATCAGAAATGCTTATAACTGTGCCCAGGCTGTCAAGTGTAAAGATTTGGTTGTAGATCTGTGTTGCACCATATTGATTCTTTGCACGGTACTTATGACGTACTATGAACCATTTGGTGTGTGGGTTCTGTGATACTGGACTCCATTCAACACCATCATAGCTTTCAGGATCATTCAAGTTCTTTTTTAAGAACTGTTTTACCTGACGCACTGAGGCATCTAATACATCATTGTGAACAACAGCTACAGGTTCTTTCTTCTCTTGTGGCTCTGGTGAGTCGCTAAATGCACCTGCAATTAATACTGATACTACGATTAAGCCAATAACCGCTAATATAGTAAGATTAAGCCTTGCCTTTTTCTTTTCTTGTGGAGTCCTCTCACTCCATTTCTTTTTCTCTTTCATATAATATAAACTTAAGTTATTAGACGTATTATAATTGAATATAGTTATGCGTCAATCTCCCAATCTTTGTAGCCCTTTGCTCGCAGCTCTTCAAGGCGTTTTGTATAGGCTACAATATCATGAACTAACGGAGCCATTCTAAATCTTTTATAAAGCTGTTGCTTCTCATCATCTGTGAGTATGATGGGATTATCAGGATGTAGCTTGTTCCAATAGTTCTCAATAAAGAACACTGCATTACGTCGTGCTCTGGTATATTCTTTCAAGAACTCATCAAGTTCGGTCTTCTCTGGGTCAAACATATATTATTTTTTAAATGAATCTACTTACGTTACCAAGCACCTCAAAGATACGGAGGATACGTGAATTGTCGTATTCCTGCTCGTCGTAGTTATCCTCGTTGATAGGTACATAGCGCATCCTATCTGGATTATTGGATTTACGAAGTATCTTAACGGTACGTATGGTGTCAAGTACGACAGCATATATCTCACCATATTGCACGTCCTCAAGTCTACATTCCTTAATTGCAATGATATCTCCGTGATTAATCCTGGGCTCCATAGAATGCCCTGTGATATTCACCCAGCTAACTCCCTGCTTATTGAACGGTTTGAAGTCAATGTTGTATTCAGGGTTGATAGTCTGATCGTTAAATGTGAGGTCGAAGCCTCCGAGGAAGTCCACATCATAGTAAGGTGCGCCTTTATTAGGGGATTCTGAGCGGACTGGTTCTACTACCATAGCTTCCTGCAATGCTGTTTTAAGCATGCCTCCCTTGCCTGTTAAGAGCCATTCCGCAGAGTATTGGGGATAATTTTCAACAAGAGATTCTATCCATTTAGCTTGTATGTCTGTACCCTTAGCTATAGCACGTGATAAGACACCTTTACTGGCACCTATTTTCTTCTCCAAAGCACCGATAGTTATCCCCTCATGCTTGGATAACTCCTCTATTCTTGATAAAATTTTACACATAAAATGAAAATTATCACCCAAAAAGTTTGGATGGTTGAAAATTATCACTATCTTTGCAGCGTGTTAAGTTTATTAACAGCGTCCAAAGATACAAAAAAGGGGCGTGAAAGAAGAATGTTTTATTAAAAATATAAAAGTATGAAAACTTACGATGTGTATTTTGATGATGAAATGAGTAGCAACAATATGGGCTTTAAGTCAAGTTATGAATATTGCTTGAACTGGATTCAGAGCAATAATGGTACAAATCACAGCTACTTTGAGGACTATAAAGGTGGAACAGTAGCTATCATTTGTAACGAGACCGAGGAAAGAGTATATGAAGAGAAGGTAAGATAACTATAACAAAAAGGCGGCTACGTCCGAAATGGTAGCGGACACGGAATTAAAAGCATCGGAGCGACTGGGGTTCGATTCCCCACCGCCTACAAGATTAACATTATAAGAAAGGAATTATGAAAAAACAAATCTATGTAAGTAAGAAAGGTAAAACTCACTTGTGTGAAGTCTTTAACTGCACCACAGTAATGGTATGGAAGGCTCTGAACTTCAAAAGTGACAGCGAGCTTGCAAAGAAGATTCGCTTTACAGCACTAACACAGCTGAATGGAACTCCTAATTGGAAGCAGGCTGACGTTGAGACTACTCACGAAGAAGCTGAACAGACAATGACACAGACCTTCGGTGAGCGAGTGAAGATAGTTGTTGATCGCAAGGATGGCAGCGTGAGTGTCTTTGTTGATGGAATTGTGACACGTCGAGAGCAAGATATGAACATACCTGCCTTCGTGGAGTTGCAGAGTGAAGTTGAATTGATGGCTATGAGCTTATAACTATATTTGGGATGGAATACTTCAACAAGATATTGTGCGTAACCTACGCGGAACTGACTGGAGGTAGTGATGCAGTTATTAAAGCTGCTACATTACGTCAGAACATGAGCCGTGGAAATATTGTCAGCGTACACCGTGGAGGTGGCGAAGGCGGTCAGGCACTCTACGCATGGAGTTCCATTCCTCAGAAATACAAGGCTCGGTATATGGAACGATACGGTGATCCAGAGCAACGAATGAAGGAAGCAATGATGCGTGACCGCATACGGCTTGACAGCGAGGCACGTGAGTTCTTTGAAAGCTTCACCTACGAGAAGAACGGCAAGCAGGAACATCTTACAGAGAAGCTCATTGAAGAGTACACCATTAATGCGAGTGTTCTGAAAGAACTGTTAAAGATGATGGCACAGCGTAGAGCTATTCGTCAGAGTCTGAATGGCAGCACTGCAGGAGCTTGGGAGGTAATCTATCAGAGTTCTGAAACTATGCGCAAAGAGTATCAGCACACCCTTCCACAAAATGAAGCGCGACTGAAAGCAAAGATTAAGGCTTTCAAGGCAGATGGCTACAAGAGCCTTATCAGCGGTAAGGTTGGAAACAAGAATACGCAGAAGATTACTGACGAGTTCGGACAGTTACTCATCGCACTGAAGCGTTGTAGAGTTCCAGTCTACACCGATGCGCAGCTCTTTGAAGAGGCAAACCGTCAGGCGGAAGCAAACGGCTGGAAACCACTGAAAAGCCTTAGCGGTATGAAGCGATGGCTGAATAGTGCTGCAATAATGCCACTATGGTATGATGCTGTACATGGTGAGCAGGCTGCACGACAGAAGTTCGGACGTAAGCATCGCACGGCACTGCCAACGAAGCGTGATGCGTTGTGGTATGGTGATGGCACGAAGCTGAACCTATATTATAAGGATGATGCTGGCAAGGTACGCACCACGCAGGTCTATGTAGTCATTGATGCGATGAGTGAGGTGATGCTTGGTTGGCACATTAGCGATAGTGAGGATTACGAGGCGCAATATCTCGCTTACCGCATGGCAATTCAGACCAGCAAGCACAAGCCTTACGAGATTGTTCACGACAACCAAGGCGGACACAAGAAACTTGATGCCGACGGACTGTTTAAGAAGCTTTGCCACGTGCATAGAACGACACAGCCATATAATGGTGAGTCGAAGACTATAGAGGCAGTGTTCGGTCGCTTTCAGCAGCAAGTGCTGCACAAGGATTGGCGTTTCACAGGTCAGAACATTACGGCAAAGAAGATGTCGAGCCGTCCGAACCTTGAATTTATTGAGGAAAACAAGGACTCACTCTATACGCTTGAAGAGTTGAAGGATGCTTACGCAAAGGCTACAAAGGAGTGGAACGAGATGGCGCACCCCGCATACGGCAAGAGTCGTCAGGAAGTCTACGACAGCAGCGTGAATGAGGAAACGCAGCAGGTTACGGCACACGATATGGTGGATATGTTCTGGGTAACGGCTAAGCGTATGAGTACCTTCACCGACCAGGGTATCAGCGTTACGATTAAGAAGCAGAAGCGACAATACGAGGTGATGAGCCAGCCAGGCGTGCCAGACCACGAGTGGCGCAGACAGCACACTTACGAGCGATTTGTTGTTAAGTATGATCCTTACGACTTCGGAAGTGTCCGACTCTATAAGAAAGAAGCTGACGTCAGTCTGAGGTTTGAACGAGTAGCAGAACCTTATGTTGTGATACATCGTGCCATACAAGAGCAGACAGAAGGCGAGGCTGCATTCATCAGACAGGAACAGGCTGCAAATACTACTGACCGTATTGAGCGCACCGTTGCTGGACGTAAGATTGAAAAGGCGCACGGCGTAATGCCAGAGCAGCACGGCCTGCGTAGTCCAAAGCCTAAGGGAATGACAGCAGCCGAACGCAGACAGATTGAACGTCGTACAGGCATCTATAGCAAGTCTCCAGAAGAGTATAAGATAGGACGAAAGACGAAGCAAGTGAGCCTTGAAGACTGGGCGGAGGTTGAGACAGCAGTGGTTGATATGGCAGCAACGGCAGGAAAACTATAAAGAAACCTATGATAAGTCATTCACTTACGCATTAAAAGTGGACCACTTATGCATTAAAAGTGATAAGGTTACAACTCAGAAGAGACAATTTAATTTTATATACGATATGAAACTAACAAAGAACGAAAAAGGACAGATACAAGAGTACTTGAGACAATACGTCAGCAAGTATCCAAGTCAGAACAAGGCTGCACAGAGCCTCATGGGAACGAGCAGCGCAACGGTGAGCAGCATTCTGCAAGGTAAGTGGGAGAACATTTCGGACGATATGTGGCGCAACCTCGCTTCACAGTTGGGCACCACGGCAGGGACAGGCTGGCAGGTAGTTGAAACGAAAGCCTATCAGGAAATGGTGTTCGCTATGAACGATGCTCAAACAGTCAAGAACGTTACGTGGGTAGTTGGTGAAGCAGGATGCGGAAAGACAACCACAGCTAAGCTATATGCAAGTGAGCATGGCGAGGTGTTCTATATTCTCTGTTCAGAAGATATGAAGAAGAGCGATTTTATTCGCGAGATAGCACGCCGTATCGGTCAGCGTACAGAAGGTTACAGCATCAGAGAGCTGCTCGACAGAATCATTGACGATCTCATTCAGATGCAGGCACCGCTGCTGCTTTTCGACGAGGCGGATAAGTTGCCAGAGCGAGTGTTCCACTACTTCATCGACTTGTATAATCGTCTGGAGGATAAATGTGGTATCGTCTTCTTCTCAACAAGCTACATCAAGCGTCGTATGACAATGGGACTGCGATACAACAAGTGTGGATATAACGAGATACACTCACGTATCGGTCGCAAGTTCTTCGAACTGGAGCGGACTGGTGCCCACGATGTCTATGCGGTTTGTATGGCAAATGGCGTAACAGATAAAGCACGCATATCAGAAGTGGTGAGAGATTCGGAAGAATATGAGTTTGACCTGCGACGTGTAAAGAAGAGTATTCACAGAGTGAAGTTAATGGCTGCTCAAACAACGGTAAAACACCATTCAACCAACCTTCAAACCTCAAAATAATGAATAGAGCAATGTCAGTAACCGATATGCTACGTATGAAGAAAGAAACTTATCCATTTGAAGGCGATTGGGCGGAGGCCTTCGGAGCACCAGAGCGAGGAGGCGTATGGTTCATCTGGGGGCGAAGTGGAAGCGGTAAGACCAGCTTTACGATGAAGCTCTGCAAAGAGTTGGCAAAGTACGGAAAGGTTGCCTACAATTCCTTAGAGGAAGGTTTCTCTCTGACGATGAAGAATGCAATTATGAAAGCAGGTATGCAGGACGTTGCACGGCGGTTTATTCTTATTAGCGAAAGTATGGAAGACCTTGATGCACGTCTCAAGAAGCGCAAAAGCCCCGATATAGTGGTCATTGATAGTTTTCAGTACACACAGATGAGCTTTAAGGAGTATCAGGAGTTTAAGGCTCGGCATCGTGATAAGCTGCTCATTTTTATCAGTCAGGCAGACGGCAACAAGCCTTCAGGTCGCACGGCAGTAAGTGTTATGTTTGATGCAGCATTGAAGATATGGGTGGAAGGTTACAGAGCAATCAGTAAGGGACGCTATTTTGGCAACCTTGGCTATTACACGATATGGAAAGAGCGAGCAGATATATACTGGGGTGAAACAAAAGAGTAAAAGCTATGGCAAGCAAGCGAGACAACCTGTTGTACAAGCTACGAAAGAAAGGAGTGAGAGTACTTACACAAGAACGCACTATCTTCTTCGCTTTTGACAGAGAGCCGTTCGATGTAGTACAGGTGAAACGGCTGTGCAGAGAGTATCATTTTAATGTTCAATTAGAGTTACAATAAAACTATGAGTAAGGAGAGACGAATTATTGAGATTACACCAGGGAAACTTAGCCCAGGTGGTCGAATGATAGAAGTCATAGAAAGCAAAGGCTTCAAATGTCCGTACTGTCAAGGTAATGGCTATCACTGGCAAGAGGACGAGTATCAGGAACCATACAAAAAAGATTGTCTAATTTGCCAAGGTAGTGGTAAGCTTGATGCGGTGATTAGAGTTGAGTGGAAGGCTTCAGAATAAACAACTATGGAAAGGTTACTATCACATTCGATAACACCAACCGATAAGCCTGAATGGCTGTTAAAACTGCAAAGAGCGATCAATCAAGGCTACTCTTTGCGAGGAATAGAAAACAGCGAGAAAGGATGGAGGGAGCTAAAAGACTTTGTTGATTGGTTTATCTATAAACTCTATGATCGTAGAGACATAATGGTGAGAAGCAGAATCACCTCCTGCCTTGTGGTAGAAGATGGTCAGCCCCAACTGCTTATCAAACGAAACGGAAAATTAATTCAAACATATTATATCAGTAAGTAAACGAGTAGACGAGTGAATGAGTAAACAAGTTATCAGTACGATTAATATGTCAACTTGTAAACCCGTAAACTTGTCAACTAAAACAAAAAAGATTATGGCAACATTTTTAGACAAGCTCAAGAAGAGATTGCAAACATGGCATGAGGAACGTGCCGACAGAATGCAGAACAAACGACAGGCACGGCTCGACGCAGAGGCACGTGAAACCGTACAAGTAATGGAATTTAATGGCGAGCTATATGTGAGTGTACACGGCATACCTTTGTTCGGTCAAAGTGACCTTAGCGATGATCTCACAGAGGCTGTAGCTTCTGGTCGTAAAGCATATAAAGACTGGAAGGAGGAAAAGCTATGGGAGCAAACAGGAACTACGCAAGGTTTTATACCCTGTTAAAGAAGATGCCTGGTGCTGACAAGGAAACGCTGGTCTATCAATTCACACAAAACAGAACAGTACACCTTCATCAGATGTCAGCAAAAGAGTATGATGCTATGTGTAGACAGATGGAAGATATTACAGGATATGACGAGCGAAGACGTAAGCAGTATGATATCCTACGCAAGGCACGTAGCGGAGTTCTTCACCAGTTGCAGATATACGGCATAGATACGACAGACTGGAACCGTGTGGATGCCTTTTGTAAAGACCCACGAATAGCAGGTAAATCTTTTAGAGCATTGACAGTGGATGATCTCAATGCTTTGAACACAAAAATAAGAATGATCATCCGAAAACAAAAAACAGAATAATATGGTAAACATTAAGAATTTGAGCAAGGAAGAGCGTGCAAAGCTACTTGCTGAGTTGCAGAACGAAGAAAAGCAGAGTCGCATTGAACGCCGTGAGACCTACGAGGGGCTACGTGCTGAGATGATGCACGATGTGTGGCAACGCTTAACACGTATCGTGACTGATGTGCGTGGCTTCCACGACTGGTTACAGGGTGAAGTTGAGAGCTTCGTAAGTGTGATGCGTGATTATGGTCAGGTCCGCAAGACAGACCAGCGAAGCTATACGATTACTGATGGCGATTTTCGCCTTGAGATTTCAAGTAATAAGGTGAAAGGCTTTGACGAGCGTGCAGACCTTGCTGCAGAGCGTCTAATCGACTATCTCAAGCGTTATATGAAGCAAAGCGAGAAAGGTTCGGACGATCCAATGTATCAGATGGCAATGACACTGCTTGAGCGCAATAAGGCTGGTGACCTCGACTACAAGAGCATCTCTAAGCTGTACGAGTTGGAGGATAAGTTCGATAGTGAGTATTCAGAGATTATGACACTTTTCAAGGAGGCGAATGTGGTTCAGAAGAACGCTATCAACTACTACTTCTATCAGAAGAATCCAAAGACAAATGTCTGGGAACGTGTAGAACCAAGCTTCTGTAGGTTATAACAGAGAAAAATCATTAACTAACTCCTGTTTAAGTATAAAACCGCCCATTAGTGTGTACGAACACACATTTGGGCGGTTTTTTATTTGTAATAAGCAGATAAAAAGGTGTAAAGACTTGCAAATAAGATGATTATTTGTTAATTTTGCAGATATGAGTAAAGGAAGAGATAGTAAATTGATAGAAGCACGCAACAGAAGGCTATTTGAGCGTTACTTCTACTGGACAGAGGAACGACGCCTCCGTTTCGATGATACTATCCGCATACTTTCCAATGAAGAGTTTTATCTGTCTGAAAGCCGTGTGCTGCATATCATTCGTGATATGATTAAACGTGGCGAAACAGTAGATGGCAAGCAGATGAAAGCACCGCTCTTCACAGGCTTTCGTGTTACACCTTCACGCCCATCTTCACACGTAAAGAAGGTTTCTGAACCGTCCTTGTTTCCTTAACCATTTCTGACACCGTACACTCGTACATCATTTCATACACTTTTATTCCGTGCTTCCAAGTAAAGAACTTGGAAGACTTGCGTATCAGTGGAGCATCAGTGCCAAGACAGGTTCCCTGCAACAGCTGGTGCAACTGGTGTCGCATTTCATTACGCTCTCTGACAGCCTGTGTTATTCCACTCGTTGCGTGAGTGTCATCATAGCAGTCTATGATGAGACGGATGCGAAGCCTACAATTTCCTTTCTGTGCAAGCATTCCAATATCGCTCCATTCTGTCTGCGCTTCTTCTATAAGTACTGCAGGGAACGTTAGCGGATACATATCAGTATCCTCGTCCTCTATATTTTCAAGTTGTCCGTAGTCTTCGTCAATAACTGAAAGCGACGGCATTTTCTCTTTGATAAAGTCTATCAGTTGGCAGAGTGTCTGTTCCATAATTATGTTCTACTTACAAGTTCTTTTATTTTCTCTATGCTCTCATCAAGCATCTTGTTAATCTTTACTGTCAGCTCACGGCTATCACCAATGAACTGACGGCGTGGAATGCGTGCAGTGATATTAAGTTTTGTCTTTTTCGTGAGTGCGAGAGCCTTCCACATCTTAGCTCCAGAAGGTAAGTCTTTTGGAAGTTTCCCTTTGCCTTTCACGCCTGATAGTGCATACACCTTAGCCCATGCCATACGCCGCATACGTTTTGTAATAGTTGGATGCGTATTGATAGTACCACCTTCATTGTGAACAGCTGCGTAAGGCACAGGATTGGATATTGTAACTTGCCCAGGTGATGTTTCACTCTGTATTGAACGCATAAGATGATTGCGTCGAGAGGTAAGAGGAGAGTACTTTGCGTCCGTCGTATTACCGTTCTGTCGTTTCGTACGTTTCCATTGGTGAACTCCTCCATCCGTGAAGCCACCATCTCGGAAGTTCTGCTTGAAGTGGTTTGCAGCCACGACACCAACCTTTCGAGGAAGTCTATCCGTCACCTCCTTTTGTATCTCGTCTTTGACACGTGAGATACGCCTTTCTATTTCTTTTGCATCCATTTCTTCACTTTTTTGTCGAAAATGTTTGTTGTATCAGAATAAATCATTATTTTTGCATCAGGATGAGAGTCTGCATATAAGTGCGATAACTTCAAGCTCCGCAGCCGTCCAACCATATAGAGCCGTATTTTACGGCTCTAATTGTTTTAGAACGTTTTCTATTTCCACCCTATTCTGTGTGTAAGGTATAACCTTTACAGCCTTACCTTTATAAACAACATAGGTTTCCTTTATTATACCCTGTTCAAAATCTGCTTTTCTTCTGTTCAGATACTTAGAAAGTTCAAATGTGTTAAGTCGTTTTAGTCTCGCATCTAAATCGATAACAACAATGGAACACCCTTGCTTAATAGCCTTTTGGAAAGCAGAAGTTATTCCTTGTTCTCCTCGTATCATCTTATTATCTGCAATCAATCCATTTATTTCAAGTTCAGGATTACTTACATCTTCTTCCAATATATGTGGTCGTATTCTAATCTTCATATTTGGGAATGAAGAGAGAAGAGAACGTGAAACCTTAATGTTCGCATTTAAGTCTTGCTTGTCAGCAGTGTTACTTATCAGCAGTCTTTCTCTCATTTCTTTGTCCTGATAGAATCCATTAGGAATGGCAGCATCTACATAAGGACAATTATAACAATCCTTCTTCTTATTCATGAAGAGGGTCGTAATCTGCCCTTTTATGCCAGGTTTATAAAAAGAACATTGACTACACTTATCAGGGAAATACGGATGAGTGTCGTTGAATATATGCCCATCTTTACCTGGGTTATTTTCAAGTCCTTTTTGTGGCAGAGGAGCATCCATATCTACAGGACGATTTACAGGATCATCAGTAGCTTCAAGCGAGCACTTGCAGTTCCATCGGTCGCCAGGGTGGTGCGTGTTCCAGAAAGGATCATCAATAGGTAGGGTAAGCTTTGCCATCCAATAGTTACGATGACTCCCTTCAGGACTTGGTGAAGTCGTCGGCATCCATCGTAGGTTAGGCAGGATATCCTTGTTACGTTCAAACTCACGCCAGTCTGCAGCGTTGTGCGCACGGACAACAGCAGTGTCATACTCTGTACGAAGCCACGCACCGACGTGATGCGAGGTGATTCCCTTTACATCATCTACCCATTGACTGAAGGGTTTCAGTTTACCGTCACGGTCCAGCAATTTATTTGCGACCTCTCCAGCCAATGAATGTACTTTGAATGCAGCAAAAACCTCATTAGAATGGCGCAGGGCACGATAAAACTCCTCATCGTGTGTACTTGTAGCATTGCTCTGTGAAAGTCCCTCCACAGTCGCCTCGTTGATAACTTTAACAACAGCCGACCATAATCCGGGATCAATGCCTTCAGCTAATTCAGGCTTGTTATGGATTCTCTGTAGAAAAGCCTGCACAACATTAAATGAGATAGCTGGGCTTTCGTTGTGGAAATGACTATGCCCAGAGCAAGAGCAATGCTCACCATAATAGAGCGTATCAATCATCAGTTTGCCCCTTTGTCTGGGGCGAGTCCGAAAAAACTTTTCAAATGCTGTTTGAACGCTGTTTTATCAGTGTTTTTGTCTTGCTTCTTTTTGTCATCATCATTAACCTGTAAACCAAGTTGCTCTCTGAATGCAGCCTTTGCAGCCTCTTTCTCCTCTTTCAGCTGTTTGTAGTTATCAGGCTTAGCAACGCAGAAAGTTTCATAGAGATAGTCGTCATCAATCGGAAGACCCATTGACGATAGCTTTTGAACGATGTCTATCTGCTGAGCTGGGTTAATCTTGTCTTTCTTCGCATAGACAAAATCACCACCTTCCACATTGAAGCCCAGCGAGGCAAAGATAGGGCGCATATCATAATTGAGAATATCAAGAATGAAATCACGATCATCAGAGTTCATCTCGTCCTCTTCCTCCTTGTGCACAGAACCGAGAGCCTGCGTACCAGTTGACTTAGCGTCTGTGGTGAGCGTGTTTCCCAGCACACGTATAGACATCTTTGAGTCCCAGTACTCAGCAAAAGTTCTATAAAGGTCGCTGGAACCAGTCTTATTACCAGCCTCTACAAGTTTCAGCTCGCTTTCTTTTGGATGGATGTATGCCGCGTTCGCACCCTGTCGGCGTGCATCAGCGATGACACGACGGCGTGCGTCCTCGTCTCCAGCATCGTAAGTGTACTCACGAATTGGCATACCAAAGATGTTACAAAACTGTGCCCAGTCTGACATATCACCACGCTTATAGAGTACAGCAGGCAGAAGTTCTGCATAAATACCAAGGTCACGTTCGCTCCCAACGAAAAGCATATCAGGGAAGTCATCAATAGGTACTCCATCCATTGAACCTTGATACTTGAGCAGCTTACGATGTATAGGATCATAGTGCTTGCGATTGATAAGGTCATAACGGATATTACCTTCCTCATTGAGATAGAACTGTACGAGTGTGAAGCCCCAGAACTCTGACATTACAAGGTCTTTCCTCAGCTGTTTGAACCAGGGGGATTTTATCTGATTGTTGATTGCATCATCAGGTACACCATTTCTTCTAAACTCAATGGGAATTTTCGTAACACCTCGCATACGTTTTGCAATGACTCCAGACAGGTGAAGGTCAAGAGAAGCACTGTCATACATATCGTACAGACGTGCCCTATTGGAGAAATCTATTCCCCTTGCAGCCTTAACAGATTGCATATACGCATTCATGTCAAACATGAATATCTCAGGCATCTGCAGAACGATGTCAGGCTGTCTCATTCCTTGAGGAACGAGCATTCCACCTTGTATTATTTTGCCTTGCTTAGGGCTGTTTTTCTTTTTTCTGTTCATAGCAATGTTGGTCTTAAGCCGTCAGCTTGTATTTGCCAACGACTATTGTTCTTAAGTTCATCTTCAGGCATCAATGGAGCACCGTCAATCGTTACGTCTCCTCCCATTACGCCTTTCAGCCATTCTATAGCACGCTCATATCTATCCTGGCGTATCTTCGCAATCTTATAAGGGTTATGCTGTGTGAAGATGTGATAGATAGCTATATCAAGTGCAAACATAAGAATGAGGGGATGCCTGTCTTCCTCTCTGGCTGAAAAGATAGCGTTACAATCATAAATCTTGTTCAGATATCCTCGCATTTCACTTACCGCTCTATCCTCACATATCTCAACTATCTGAGGATCATAAGTTGGACTTTCTTTACGCAGCAGCGCATCAAGTATCTCGCGGTGAATACTTGCATCGTAGTCTTCTATATTGATAAAGTTATTCATAATCACATCTTATAAGGATTTTGCGCATCCATTGTATGAAAACTGATAGTTATGGTGGGTTCAACCTCTGCCATCTTCTCATCTAACATTGTGATTCCACCTTCAAGAGAGTCAGGTCCATCAGCAGGGTATGGCAAGTTAAGTTCAAAAAGTTTGCACTGGTTGATAAGCTCCTGCATCATAGGGTTGTCTTTTTCCTCTTCATTGAATACCCATTGACAATTACGGTCAATTGGTTCCAGGTTGGCTTCGATACGTGTCGCTTTGTCTGCTTTCTTTCGGCTGTCGCCACGAATAAAGAGACTTGTATTACGACGCTGCTGTTCCTCACGTAGAAGTGGTTTGAATACCTGTTCGTAGAATGGGTCTTGTAGTTTATTGTTCTCTATATACCAATAAACCGTAGCCTTGCCCCCTACGTATTTATCGAGTTCAAAGTACCAGCCAATGAAGTTCGCATTTGTCTCGTGACCTAAAAAACCTTTGATAATGTAGTAGACACCTTTGTACTTGCCAATAAGCCAAAGAGACTTTGTTGACGACGCTTTCTTTTTACTGTCAGAATACGCAGGGTCACCATATCCAATAAGGAACTTAAATTTAGACAAAGCAGGAACCTTTCCAAATGGAAGATTACGGAAAATCTTACCTTCTGAAACAGGATTATTGAAGTACTCTGCTTGTACAGCTCTTGCAGATATACCAGCAAGGACTGTATTAATCTGCTCCTCTGTGTTCTTGGCAGGCCAAGTAGATTTTCCACTCTTATCGCGGATGTTAACAATATCCCAGTTCTTTGCTATTGCTCCAGCACGTGCAATACAACAGTCTTTTGCAATGATATTACCACACCAAAGTATCAGAGTCGGCTCAGAGATAGAACGTGTTGGATAGAGTGCACCTTCAAACCAATCCCACTTCTTTTTAAGAGTTTCAGGGTTGCGGCAGTCCTCATCTGTGTCATAGTCATCAAGATAGATGACGTCAGGGCGAACAGCTTCATTTCTTGCACCACGAGGAGCACTACCAGCACCAAGCGCAACGAACTTAGCACCACAGCGACATGTGAAGTCTGTTTCTGTCCATTGCCCTACAAGCTGTTGAATGCCATAAAATTGCTTAATACGTGGGTTGTTCTCAAAATTAAGTCTGAAAGGTGTAAGTAAACGTGTTGCTGAAGTTATAGTTGCTGAAGCTAACACAATGAACTTCTTACGCCCAGTGAGCGCAAGATACATCAAGACAAACATAGATACAGTAGATTTTGCCAGCTCACGACTCCATGAAAGCACTTCGTACCATTCATCGTGTTCAATAATACGACGAATAGCACGCACGTGAAAAGGTGCAAATTCATATTTAGCATACTTGGGAAAGAAATACTGAATCCATTTAATAGGGTCTTGTTCCAGTTCCTGTCGTCTGCGTTCAATATCACGCCTTGACAGCCCATTCTCAACAGGCATATCAGAGGTGAATGATTTATGGAACTCTTCCCAGTTCCTTAATGCAATTCTTTCTTCCTGTGTCATTTCGCCTTTGCCATTTGATCCTTGATAAACGCATCAAAGAGGTTGTTAAACTGCTTAGCTGCATCAATATCAAGAGGATGTAGCCAAGACAGAAAGCGCATAGCGACACTGATGCAGTCTGCAACACCAACATCACTTTCTAACTTTTTGACAGTACCAGCGAGCTTAGCAAGCGCATCGGCCTCCTGTGCTGTAGCAAACCTCTTACCTTCTTCACGATTTTGAATATTGTTGTTGATTTCAACAATCTGTCGCTGGAACTGTGCTATAATCTGGTCAGGTGTAATTGTAAATGAAGCTTTCAGCTCCTCCCAACCTCCTTCTCGTACCCAGCGAGAGACAGTCTGCCTTGTCGTTCCGACTTTTGCAGCTATCTCCTCTTGTGTGCAACTTCCCTCCATATAGAGAGACTTTGCAATACCTTTTTTGTCTATATTCGTCTTTGTCATATTGCCTAAATCTTTTGCAAATATCTTATATTTTATGGACTTTTTGAAATCCATTATTTATAACGGCACTGTCTGTTTGCACCATAAAATCAGCTGTTTGTGCTATGAATTTACGATTTTGTCACTCCCAGAAAAAACATGATATTTGCATCAAAAATTGAAATAATGAGTTCAAACTTTTTCAACATTATACCTGGTAATGGAACTGTAGCTATCCTCTTATATGGAGAGGTCGGTAATAGTCAGCCTGTAGACAGCGGACGAGTGGTCAGTGAACTACTTGCCTTGCAAAGTCAGTATGATAAGATTGATGTACGCATCAATAGCAATGGAGGTGATGTTTTTAGCGGAATAGCCATTTACAATGCTCTTCGCACTTCAACGGCAGACATTAATATATATGTTGATGGTGTTGCTGCCAGCATTGCCGCTATTATTGCCCTCTGTGGTAAACCACTCTACATGAGTCCGTACGCTAAGCTTATGCTTCATAGCGTAAGTGGAGGTACGTGTGGCAATGCTTCAGACCTGCGCAGAATGGCTACAGTAATGGAGGAGCTGGAACATAACCTTGCAGGTATGATTGCTGCACGTTGCGGAATGAGCGCAGAAGATGTATCAGCAAAGTTCTTTGACGAGGTCGATCACTGGATAAGTGCACAAGAAGCAGTTGAAATGAAACTTGCAGATGGAGTGTATGATATGCAGGATGACGGAGGTCCAGCACCAACAACTCATGAGGAGATATATCAATATTTCAATAACAGGTTGACAAATCAACCAAAAAACTATCAAAACATGGCATTAATAGACCAATTAAAGAGCATCCCATCATTTAGCAATATCAATGATGAGGCTGCAATTGTGAACAAAGTCAGAGAGTTGGCAAACAAGGCAACCAAGGTAGATGCTCTTGAAACAGCCAATGCTGAGTACAAACAGCAGCTTCAGTTATCTGAAGCAAAGGAACAGGAGGCAATCATTGATCAGGCGATTAGCGAAGGTCGTATTACCGCAGAACAGAAGGCACACTATGTTAAGCTTATGGCTGCAGACCGTACTACTACAGAAGAACTCTTGAACAGCATCAAGCAGATGCCTAAGCCTCGTGCTGCTTCGTACATCAATCCAGATGGTACTGGTGGTGACAGTTTTACCAATAAGACTTGGGACGAACTTGACAAGGCTGGACGTCTTGGTGACTTGAAGAGTCAGAACAAGGACCTTTTTGCAGCCAAGTTCAAGGAGAAGTTCGGTGTAGACTACCGCGAGTAAGAAATACAATACAAATTTAAAAGATAAGAAACTATGGCATTAAACAAAGAAATCTGGCAGTCAGACATTGTTGAGAACTTCTATCCTGACAATTCCTTCGCATCTAAGAGTGTTGACGACTCTGCGTTTGTTGAAAACCACAAGGTACACATTCCTAACGCTGGTGCTCCTTCAAACGTAGAGAGGAACCGCACTCAGAAACCTGCTACAAGCAAGCAACGTACTGACAACGATCTTGAGTACGAAATGGACGAGTTGACAACTGATCCAGTGCACATTCCAAATATCGACATGGTAGAGCTCAGCTATAACAAGCGCAATTCTATCTTGAGCAATGACCGTGCTCAGTTGCAGGAGGCTGCTCATCTTAATTTGCTTGATCGTTGGGGTCAGGGTGTCGATACTAAAAACATCATCAGTACGTCAGGTACAAGCAAAACCACAGCTCATACATCGTCTGCTGCTACAGGTATGCGTAAGTCTATCTGTAAGGCAGATGTTCGTAAGCTTATGACTGCTATGGATGCAGACAATGTTCCAGAGCAGGGACGTTACCTCTTGCTTGACGCGTTTATGTATGCTGACTTGTTAGCAGACCTTGCTGAAAAGGATCAGTTTATGTTCCTTAACTCTGCTGACCAGCAGAAGGGTATCCTTGGAAATCTCTATGGCTTCAACATCATGAAGAGAAGTCGAGTTCTTCGCCTTAACAACAGCACAAAGAAGGTTCTTGGCTGGGATAAGCAAGGTGCCGCAGATGAACTTGCAGCTGCTCTTGCTTGGCACGAGAATTCTGTCAGCCGTGCTATGGGTGAGATCAAGATGTTTGACTCAATAGATAATCCTCTGTACTATGGTGATATCTACTCTTTCTTGCTCCGTACTGGTGGCTGTGTACGTCGTTACGACAAGAAGGGTGTCTACCTTCTCGCAGAATCTTTAACCGCTTAACTTGTGAGTTATGTTACCGAGAATTAGAATTAGATACATGAATGGCCTACTGGGCACGGTCGGGGAAAGTCCCGACGGCCTGTTCGCCTTGGTGTGTAGTGCGACTGCTATTAATGACACATTCGCTCTGGAGCGTGCTTATACTATTCAGAGTGTAGACAGTTTGACAGCACTTGGCATCACTGCAGCGAATAACGCCAGACTTTACAAGCATATCTCAGACTTCTATACAGAAGCAGAGAATGGAACAAAGCTGGTGATCTTCGGAGTTGACAAGGCTAAGACCATGACGGAACTCTGCGACCGCCAGACTGGAGCAGTGAAGAAACTCATTGTTAGCCAGAATGGAGCATTGCGTGGAATCTTCGTTGCACGTGACAATGCAACAAAAGTATCTGCTACAGATGGCTTGGATGCAGACGTGTTCACCGCATTAGCAAAGGCACAACAGATGGCTGAATGGTCAACAACTGACCTGTATGCTCCTTTATTCTTTGTCTTGGAAGGACGTGGCTATACAGGTGCAACACTGAAAGACCTTAGCAACGAAACGTACAATCGTGTCGGTGTTCTATTGGGTGATACGGAAGCTGACTCACAGGGTGCATGTGTTGGAACTTTAGCTGGTCGCTTAGCAAGTCTTCCAGTGCAGCGTAATATTGGTCGTGTCAAGAATGGAGCATTGAAAACAACTCTGCTCTATGTAGGCAAGAAGAAGGTAGAAGAGGATAGTGAAGTTATCTCTTCTATTCACGACAAGGGCTATATCACAGCACGAAAGTATGTTGGGCGCAGTGGTTACTTCTTTGCCGACGACCGATTGGCGTGTGTCGAGACTGATGATTATGCTCATCTGTCAAACCGCCGTGTCATTGATAAAGCTTATCGTATTGCCTATAACACTCTGTTGGATATGATGCTGGATGAGTTGGAAATCAATTCTGACGGCACAATGCAGACAGGAGTTATTACAAGTTGGCAGCAGACAGTAGAGAACGCTGTTAACCGCTCTATGACAGCTGCAGGAGAATTGAGTGCCAGTGATAACGGCGAAGGTTGTTCATGCTACATAGATCCAAAACAGAATGTAGTAGCGACTTCAAAGGTTGAAATGACATTGAAGGTTCGTCCATTCGGATATGCACGCTATGTTGATGTCAATCTTGGTTTCCAAGTAACAACAGTATAGACATGATAAATACTAAGGAATACGAGTGGTCAGATGTGACCGTAGTTGTTGCAGGTCGTCCTGTAACTGGTCTTCGAGGTGTGAAATATGGCTCGAAGCAAGAGAAGGAACTGCTGTATGCTAAGGGTAATAAGCCTCATGGCATTCAGCATGGCAATGTAGACTATAGTGGCGAACTTACCCTACTGCAGAGTGAGTATCAAGCATTGAAGAGTGCTGCTAATGGCAACATCCTCAATATGAGCTTTGATATCGTTGTAGCTTATGGAAATCCTGAAAACGGTGATCCTATCACAACAGACATTCTCAAAGGTGTGGAGTTGACGGAAGATCAGACAGAATGGAAGCAAGGTGACAAGTTCCAAGAAAAGTCTCTGCCATTCATCTATATAGACCAGAAGAGTTATTAACAATCAAATATCGAAGATATGAATTATTCAAAAGAAGATATCAATAAGTGGAAAGCCACGCACGGTGATTTGTTTGAAATCAGCGTAGAGGGCAAGTCTTGTGTGTTGCATAAGCCTACACGTCAAGACCTGAGCTATGCCAGCGTAATCAAAGACCCTATCAAGATGAGCGAGGTCATGTTGAAACAGCTCTGGGTTGCCGGTGATGAGGAAATCAAAACCAATGATGAACTCTTCATGGCAGTAGTTGCCAAGATGGATGAGGTCTTGAAGGTAAAGGAGGCTGAGATAAAAAAACTTTAGAGGAGGCCGGGGTTGATGACTTTGACAACGCCCAGGATATTATCTTCATAGATACAATGCTACGCTACTATCTAAGCATTGACCCTGAACTCCTGCCAGACGAGAAATGGGCATCAACACTCAGCGCACTCAAAGAGATAAGAAAAATAGAAAAGGACTCTAATAATGGACAGCGTACTTAAGTTTTTAATAAAACTACAAGCAGATGGTGGTAATGTTCTGACGGTTGCTCGTCAGACTTCCACCCAGCTGGACGATATATCACGTAAGGCACGTACTACAGGTGCACGCCTACGTGAGGCTTTTTCATTTTCGACACTCAAGAGTTCGCTGATGTCCATTCCAGGTATGGAACTCCTTACCAATCCCTATGCTCTTGCAGCTGGTGCTGTTGGTGCTATTACTAAGATAGGTGCAGAAGCAGAACAAACAGCCGTTGCCTTTACAACCTTAGTAGGAAGTGAGACAAAAGCTAAAGGAATGCTTTCTGAAATTGCCAAGTTTGCAGCTGAATCACCTTTTGGTAAGTTAGACTTGACTGAGAATGCGAAGACTATGCTTAACTTCGGAGTGGAGACAGGAAAAGTTCTACCACTTCTAAAACAGTTAGGAGATATCTCTGGAGGAAATAAGCAAGCTTTGCAAAGCTTATCATTAGTGCTTGGTCAAGTATCAGCAGCTGGTAAGTTAGCTGGACAGGATAACCTGCAGTTTATCAATGCAGGTTTTAATCCATTACAAGAACTTGCTAAGATGACAGGTGAATCTTATGCGAAGTTGCAGGATAGGATGTCAAAGGGACAAATCACCTTTGAAAATGTTGTGCAGGCAATTCAACACGCTTCTGGAGAAGGTGGAAAGTTTTTCAGTATGATGGATAAGCAGTCTCAGACAGTCGCAGGTAAATTTGCTACGCTACAAGACACGTTTATTCAATTAGCCGTTGATATTTATAATAAGATTCAACCTTACGTATCTCAAGCTCTTGATCTCTTTATAAGTATAGTTCCTGTTATTGCTGAAGCAATAGCAAAAGTTATCAATGTGATAGAGGGTGTTATAGGGTTTGTATCACGGTTTAAGATGGAGATATTAGCTCTGTCGTCTGTCATTGGTGTTGCTACAATAGTCTTTAATGCACAGGCTATAGCGATGTCAGCTTATGCAGCTGCTATCGGTGTTGTGACAACTGTAACGAGGATATGGACTGGCGTTCAATGGTTGCTCAATGCTGCGATGGATGCAAACCCTATCGGACTTATTATCATAGCTATCGCTGCTTTAGTCGCAGCAGTTGTCTATTGTTGGAATAAGTTTGCTGGATTTCGTGCTTTTATCCTGACAATGTGGGATACATTAAAGGGTTTCGGTAATATCATCAAGGACTATATCATCAATCGCTTCAATGAGATGCTTGCAGGACTTGGCAAGCTTGGTGAAGCCTTAAAGAAACTATTCTCTGGAGACTTTCAAGGAGCAGCAGCTTCTGCAATGGAAGGCTTCAAGAAGTTGTCTGGAGTTGAAAGTACTGCCAAGGCTATCAATGGAACCAAACAGCTTGTGAGTGGTGTTGGAGGGAATTTTCAGACACACCTTCGACAAGAACAGCAGAAGGACAAAAAGACATCTTCTGCTAAGAAAGAGAATAAGATAAGTACCCCTGGATTAAGTGGTAGCACAGGTGCTGTCGTTTTTGGAGAAGGTGAAAGCAAAGGCAAGAAGGGAAAGAAAGGTAAAAAGAGTGGTAAGAAAGGTGGTCGCAAGTCAGCCGAGGAACTTGCTACTGGTGGCACTCGCAACACTTCCATCACTATGCACATCGGAAAATTCTTCGATAATATCAATGTTTATATGAACGATAGGACTGACACTGCGGAACTTGAGCGAACTATTCTGCAAAGTATGAACCGAGCGTTAGCTATAGCAGCAAGTACAGACAGATGAACAAGATAGCACGATTTGCACTCGAAAACATAGCTCTGAGAGTTACAGGTAACAAGATTCCTCCTTACTGGCTGTTCAATGTGAATAAGCTCAGAGAGGTGGACGAAGAGGAATATAATGAAATCAAGTCAATGAGTGATGAGGAGTTGGAAGATACTGTTCGCACTAATGCACTTGGTATACCAATGCAACTACCTCTTCGTCTACGTCTTGAAGAAAGTGGTGCGAAGGAGTGGTTGTTGCCGATTGAGCCAATGATTAGTCTGCAAGGTCAGAATATCATCGTGCGGCGACACGTTAACAAAGGTGCTGTAAAAGGAAGCATTAAGGAGCGGTGGTCACAAGATGATTATACTATCAGTATAGAAGGTATCCTTATCGGTGAAAATGGTAAATATCCTGAGGAAGACGTAAGCCGTTTGCGCTCATTCTGTGAAGCTGGACGAGTAATAGCCCTGAACCCTTTGCTTGAGATCTTCGGTATATCGCATCTCGTCATTGAAAGCTGGGAGATTCCTTTCACAAGTGGCTCTTCTAATCAGAACTATTCGCTAAAGGCATATAGTGATGACATATATAAACTTCTTTTAAATCAGCAGGACTTAAAACGATAGGCTTATGTACACAATGGCTTACGACATAGAGATAGGAGGCTGGCATGTTGGAATGCTTGACAGTGTTGAGGTGCATCGAAGTGTTGAACTACTTGCTGATACGGCAACTATAACATTACCAGGTGCGCAGTATAATGTAGCCTTGGATGTTGAAGATAAACTTCACAGAGGTGATAAGGTTATTATTCGCTTTGGATATAAGGAAGAAGGCTTAAAGGAGGAGTTCACTGGCTGGCTGCAACAAATCAGTACAGATGGTGGCAATATTAAGCTGACTTGTGAGGATGATCTGTATACCTTTCGTAAGGAACTCAAAAACGAAGTACTGAAGAAAGTTTCACTTGCTGATCTTCTTAAGAAGGTGGTGCAGGGAATTGGGAAGAACCACTCTATTCAATGCTCTTACAGCTGGACCTATGCTAAGTTTGTCATTCACAATGCTACTGGATATGATGTGCTTAAGAAGGTGCAGGAGGAATGTGGTGCAGATATATATCTTTCTAATGGTGTTTTACACGTACATCCCCCAGGTGAGGTTGTCGGGGTGAACCGCTTTTATAACTTTGCGCTGAATGTGGAGGCGGTTAATCTGACCTATCGACAAGCAGCTGATCGCAAGGTTCGTGTAGTGGTTAAAGCTCTTCTTCCTGACGGAACAGTAAAAGAGGTAGAGGTCGGAGCTACTGGTGGTGAGAAGGTAGAAATAAAATGTCCTACTTCTGATGCTGCAAGTATGAAACTTCGTGGCGAACTTGAAGTTAAACGTCGTAGTTTCGACGGCTATGACGGAAGTATCACAACTTGGCTCATACCTGAATGTGTTCCTGGCGATATGGCGTGGCTTTATGATGCGGATTATCAGCGTAAGGATGGCTGCTACTTTGTAAGAGCAGTAACAACAACTTTCAGCAGAGACGGTGGTAAACGGAAAATAGAACTTGGATTCAGATTAAGCTAAGGATATGGATCAATATAAGGAATTAAGAGAAAGGTTGCGAGGTGTAGCACCACAACAGGAGATGACTGTACTACAAGGTATCGTTAAGAGCGTAAGCGGTAGTACTTGTGACGTGGAAATTGGAAGCCTTCTCGTACCAGATGTTCGCCTTCGTGCATCTGAAACAAATGATAATGGAGAGATGCTGATAGTTCCAAAAGTTGGTACTGCAGTCATCATTGGGAGTCTGTCAGGAGACTACTCAAGCCTTGTCGTCTTAGCTGTGGATCATGTTGAATCTATAACGATAAATGGAGGTAAGCTTGGAGGACTGGTTAATATTGAAGATTTAACCAAGAAACTTAATGAACTGGTTAAAGCTGTCAATAGCCATACACACCAGGGTACTCATGGTCCAACAGGTCCACCTCTGACTAAGGCGCAGGAGTTTAAGAAAACTGATTATGAAGACGTAACTATCAAACATTGATATGAAAGGTATTACATTGATAGACTATGAAGTAGTTATACAACCGCATCGAGGACCAGACGGAAAGATTATTTCTGGTCTGGTTATCGGTGACACGCTGCATCAGAATCAGGCTTTGATTCTTCACTTACATAAGGGAGAGTTGAAAGAACGACCGATGACTGGCTGTGGCATCAGTGATATGCTGCTTGACAATGATCCTATCTATTGGAGAACGCTCATCAGAGAGCAGTTGGAGATGGACAGACAAACTGTGACTAATATAAAAATAACAACCAAAAGCATCGAAATAGATGCACAATATTAAACTTAAGCAATATGCAAAGAAACACGAAGGAATGGATACAATACGGCTCAGCCATATTTCTGCTTGCAAGTGGTGTGGCAATGGCTTTTCTGAGTTTCTTCTTTAATGGAGGCGATGTTAAAGACAGCGTGCTGTGGTATGTGTCGCAGACTTTGGTCTATGCCGGCTCAATCTTCGGTGTGGGTATCTACATTCAGAGTAAATGGGGCGATGTGAAAAATTACATCGACCGAGTTGTCAACTCCAAGAACGGAAAGGAGGAAGAATGAGAACGGTTAAATATATTGCAGTGCATTGTACTGCGAGCCATCAGTCACAGACTATTGAGAGCCTACGACAGGAATTCCTCCGTAAAGGATGGGTTAATCCTGGATACCACTATGCCGTAGCACCAGATGGCAAGATTACCCAGCTGCTTGATGAAGACAAGGTGAGCAATGGCGTGAAGGGGTTTAATTCAGTTTCTATCAATGTCGCTTATATTGGCGGTATTGATATCAATGGTAAACCTGTTGATAATCGCACAGAGGAACAGAAGCAAAGTCTGCGCTCACTGTTGAAGCTATTGCATAATAAGTACCCTACGGCAGTTATTCAGGGACACCGTGATTTTTCTCCTGACTTGAACCACGATGGTAGAATCACCTCAAACGAGTATATCAAGGCTTGCCCTTGTTTCGATGCAAAGACTGAGTACGCAAACATCTAACAACAACAATATGAAAATATTTAAAGTATTATTAGCAGTTATCCTTACTGCCTTTCTTTTCTCAGCTTGCTCTCATAAGGTCTATGTACCTGTAGAGAGTGTAAGCACCGATACCCTGCACGTCGTTAGCCACGATACTATAAAGGTTACGGAACGTCTTGCGCCAGTGTCACTTGCATTACCAGAGTATCACCAGGAGCGTGCAACGAAAGACTCTGTTTCTGTTTTGCAGAATGCCTTGTATCGCTCAACGGCAAGAATACATAACGGTGTTTTGACGCATATATTAGAAAGTCTTCCAGGTGCGGAGATAAAAGGTCTTACAACGGTGCATGACACAACCCATATAACCATACACGATAAGGATCATAAGCAATATAAGGAGAAGCCAAAGATAGTTTACAAGGAAAAGAATTTGAGCTGGATTGAAAAACGTGCGATGGAAACAGGCTTTATCGCATTCGGTGTCCTTGTAATGTTAGCTCTTTATTTCGTAATAAGATGGAAGTTGAAGTGAAAGATGGTCAGACCTTGGCTGATATAGCTATACAAGAGTATGGCTCGCTGGAAGCATTGCCTGCTTTGGCTGCTACTAATGCTATTGGTATGACTGACACGTTAGAGGCTGGAAGCAGATTGCAACTTCCTGACGTAAGTTTTAACCGATTAATACAACAGTATTGCAAGGCTAATGATGTATCTCCAGCAACAGAGAGAGGTATGACGGATGTCAAGTTAAGGGTATTCAGTGGTGAGTTCTCGCCACAGTTCAATTAAAGTAAACAAAATATGGCTCGTAGTATAGCAGAGATAAAACAAACAATGACAAATGCCTTTATGGCGGATGGTACAGTAAGAGAACGATACGGACTATCAGAGAGCGATACCTTTGATGATAGTTTCTCTGTGGTTAGTATCGAGAATATTATGTTTTACATCGTGGCTGCCTGTAGCCATGTACTGGAGGTTCTGTTCGACCAGTTCAAGGCGGATGTAGACGATAAGATTAGTCGTGCTGTTGTAGCAAGTGTACCTTGGTACTATAAAATCGCAAAAGAGTTTCAGTATGGTGATGCTTTGGTCTTCAATGAGGCGACGCAACAATATGTCTACGAACAGGAAAACGAGAAGAAGCGACTTGTTAAATATGTTGCTGTACGCGATAGAGGAACTTCTGTAGAGATTCTTGCTTCTGCTGAAGCAGGAGGACAGCCGGCTATTCTTTCAGAAGATGTTTTAACAGCGTTCAAACAGTATTTGAATCGTGTTAAAATAGCCGGTGTTGTACTCTCTGTTCGCTCTTTGCCTGCAGATAGAATAAGTATCAATGCAACTATACACGTCGACCCACTGGTGATTGACAGAACAGGGGTAAGAATAGCAGATGGCAGTTATGCTGTAGAGGATGCTGTGAACACCTATGTCAGAAAGATTATCTATGGCGGTACTTTCAACAAGACGAAATTGGTTGATGCTATACAGAATGTGGAAGGTGTGCTGGATGTGGAACTGCATATCTGTAAGTACAGCACGGATGGAACTGTATATAAAGAAATCAGCGGTAATAATTACACCGCTGTTGGTGGAAGTTTCGTTACTGTAAACTTAAGAAATACATTGAACTATGTGGTATAAGTTAGATATCATCAAACTTGGCTTTCAGCTGTTGCCTCCAATATTGAGAAGCAAAGTGCTCGTAGCACTACTCAAAGCGATGCTGCGCGGAATAAGGGATTTGTATAACCGGTTTTATAATTACCGTTCTCACGTGTTGAATCGCTTAAACATAACGGCAGGTGTTCAGTATATAGAGAAGGTCCTAAATGATGCCTTCTTTCTTTCAGAACATCAAATTTACATCGTCTCTGCTGATCAGAGAGTACAGACTGTTTTACATTTCAAGAGTGAAGGTCTGACCCCTGTTTATGTGAGTGGTAATCCTCCGCTGTATGTCAGAGCGTATGATGATGTTCCTAAGCAGCCTTCTTTCATTGTCTATGTACCGTCATTCCTATGTACATCAATAGATGCTGCAGAAGACAAGTATGGAGGGCATAATTTGACAACTATATTAAACCTATTGAATCATTATAAACCTGCGGGACGCTCTTTCCGCATAAAAATATACGAATATGAATAAGATGCTCTTTAGTGAGGGTGGGCAGCCCCTCTACATCGATGATCTCAAAACATTGCAGGAGAATCCAACCAATCAGATGTCTGCACTTCTTCAGGCTCTTGGTGCTAACACATCAGCCTTTTTGCTTGAACGCTTCCAAGGAGAGTTGAAGAAACTTAATGAAGGGGATAAGACTACTTCTTTTCAAACTAAGAAGAACTGGTTGGTGCTTGATGGAATCATTTATGAGATAAAGGAAACTATACTGGTTGCTCATAGTTGGAATGATCCATTATATGTTGGTGTTAGAAAATCTACTTCTGATGTACGCACATTTGAGGATGGCCAGGAACGTGCCTGTAGAGAAACAGCAGAGGCTTTCTTAACATTTGAGAAGACAGAAGGTGTCTTTAATGTCAGTGAATTGAAAACGCTCTTTGACCTTATAGCTCCATCAATAGTTGTTAAGTTGTCTGAAACAGAATATAAGGATATGCCGTGGGTACTGAAGAATGGTTATTCAGGACAAATACAATCTAAAGTGAGATCTGACTATACTATTATAAAGGTTGATGTACAAAGTGAAAAGTCAGAATGGACTGATGGTGTAGGAGTAATCTTCGAATACCCTACGACACGAGTGCCAGTACCACCTATTGTCTCTGGTGCTATTGTTGTAGGAGTAAGCTCAGACAATGGTCAGGAGCAGGTTGTTCACATCCAAGTGCTATCGGGGAAAGGAAAACTCGTAGGAAGCTTGGGAACATCCAGTCTTCCATCTCCTGCTAACTGTCCAATTAACACATATTTCATCATTCCAAAATAAAAAGTAATA